CAGATCAAGGAAAAATTTGCTGGTTTAAGGTTCTATACAGGTGGTTGTACAGATGAACAACATAAGATAATTAATAAATATGAAAAATTATCTGAAAAAACTTGTGAAAATTGTGGCAAACCAGGAGAAATTATATTAAAATCTGGTTGGTTTCGTTGTGAATGTGAAACTTGTAAAAAACTATAATATGTTAACTGCAAAAGAATTACGAGAAAAATATAAAAATAATGTTAATTATTGGGCAGAGCAGGAATATGATCATGAAAATATTTTGAAGATGTTAAAAGAATGTAAAGAACAACTCATAAATCATATATTAAATACTCCAGATTTAATTTTTTGTAAGTCTGGAAAAATTTCTTATAATTATGAAGCTCTTACTGAATTAGTAAATAAATAAACCAAATGAATATGGGAAATAGTGAAATTGAACATGTGGTAAATATTCAGATTAATAGAAAAATTATAGCTAGACTTAAAGAGTTGCAAATACCTATGGATTTAATGGGTACTACAATATTTATTTTAATAGCTATGCTTGAAAAAAAGATAGAATTATTGGACGCGGCAGATGATAAAAATAAACAAAGAAGAATGTTGATGCTTTATATGAGATTAGAACGAGAAAAAATATTAGTTCAAACAAATAAAAAAGAAAATAATTTTGCGTTAGAATTACCCATTTATTCTTTAACTAATCACGGTTTATCCTTGGCAAAATGGCTCAAAAATGAATTTAATGATGAAATACATGCGGAAAATTTAGAACCGATTGTTGAGGCTGAAAATAGCAAAATACAAGCTCAAGATAAATATGGTTTTTCTTTAGAATGGTGTGAAACATATAATAATTTATTTCCTTCTTTTAAACAATCTAATCCAAAAGTAATTTATAGTAGATTAGAAAAATTTAGAAGAATGTTTCCGGAATATTTTAAACCAGATTTATTATTATGCGCCGTCCAATTATATATAAAAGAATCAGCAAAATTAGATGAATCTTTAACCTACTTAAGAACAGCTCAATTTTTTCTATGGAAAATGGAAGGAAAGGGAAACATAACCTATGATATAGCTGAATGGTGTAGAAAATGTTTAACACAAAAACAGGAAACACAACACGATACTAACTTTTTAAATATAGCTTAATGAAAAAATTATTTTTAGATGATTATCGTGATCCTATTGATTGTGTTAATTATATGTATAAACATATAGGAAACGCCAACCCAATCTACCTAGATAAAGATTGGTTTATAGTAAAAAATTATTTAGAATTTTGTAAATGGATTGCAACAAATGGAATACCAGACATAATAAGTTTTGATCATGATTTAGCTGAAGAACATTATAGTTATGACGAAATAGATGCTCCTTGTGAACAATATGAAGAAAAAACTGGAGCCGATGCTTTAAAATTTCTTTTACAAATTTGTAAACAAAATAATTTTAAACTTCCAATAATTTATATTCATACAATGAACCCTCTAGGTAGAGATAATATGATTAATATTTTAAACACATATAAAAAAGAAAATGCAAAATAAACTTATTTTGGTTTGTGAGAAATGTGGGTCAGAAGATATTGAACAACTAGAATGGCATAAAGTAAACACTAATGAATTTTCGGGTTTAGGATCAGATTATAATGATGAAGAAGTACAATGGTGTTGTACATGTGAAAAACATGTTAGTTTTCTTGAAAAATCTGAATTTGATAAATTAAAAAAATAAATATGGCTCTTTATGAAGAAGTGATAAACGATTTAGAAGAAAAAAAAAAAAATAAAGAATCCGGCAAACATAATTCTATACCCTGGCCATTTTCCCGGCATTCAGAATATTTTGATTCTATAGAAAAGGGGACTTATATTGGATTACTTGGCGCAACAGGCAGTTCAAAAAGCAGATTTATAAGATTTCTTATATATAATATGGTACAATTTTCAATGGAAAATGATTATAATATAAAAATTTTATACTTTGGCCTTGAAGATGAAAAAAAAGCAATTTATAGAAAAATAATAGCTCATTATTTATGGTCACGGCATGGAATTGAAGTAAGTCAAAAATACCTCAATAGTAAAGACGTTCCGTTACCGGATAGATACTTAAATATTATTAAACAAGATGCCCCTTTTTGGGAAGAGTTTGAGAAACGAGTTTGGATTATCAATAACGCAACCAGTCCCAACGAAATACATGAAAAATGTGAAAAAGTTTATAATCAATATGGAAAAACACACCATTGTGTAGCCATAATTGATAATTTTGCAAATATTACAAAAGATACCACTGATGACACAGAATATCAAGCCGTCAAAAGGTTAAGTAGAAACATTATAAGACTTCGATTATGTAAGACTTTAAATATGTCTGTAATAGCTATTTTACAACAAGATTATGAGTCAGAACGCAATTCTTTTAGAAATACAGGCAAACCAATCACCGCGATAGAACCTAATCTTAGTTCCGTAGGGGACATGAAAATTTGTACTAGAGATATGTTTGCTGTATTTGCAATTTTTGATCCTTTTAGATATGACCTAAAAAGTTATCCAAATTCAGAAGGGTACTCAATAGAAATTCTTAGAAATAAAGCAAAATTTTTATTAATGCTAAAAGCAAATGAATATGCTATGGCACCTAGACTCGGAATGTTATTTGACGGAGCAAAAGAGCATTTTGAAGAACTACCCAGACCAGAAGACAAATTAGCTTTAGAGCAATTATATACTAAAATAATACAAGAAGAACGTGATAAAATTGCTAAATTCGGCCAACAAAAAATGTTTTAATTTAATAAATATGAAAAATCAAGAAAAAGAAATGGAGTTTGAAGATTTAGAATTTTCAGAATCAGAATTGAAAAGTATGGAATATGATACTGTAGGTAGACACGAATTGATTGAAGATGGAGAATTTGATATTCTAGGTAGTGATTATGATCCACTTGATGAATTGGACGCCGAGTAATAACCACTACCCAGAAAATATTAGCAAAACAAATATTTTTTAAAAAGTATTGAAATGTGAACAGATTAGTGTATCTTTGTAAAAAATAAATAATTAGTGGGAAAGGCAATATTGGTATTAGGCGCCTCAAAAGCAGGCAAAACGACAAGTATTAGGACATTAGATCCTACAAAAACAATAGTTTTTTCACCACTATCAAAAGGTCTTCCATTTGACGGTTCAATGAAAAGCTATAAAAACTGGAATAAAGATACTTGTCCTACAGGAAATATAGTTCGTACTTCAAGTAGTAGAACAATAGTTCAATGGTTACGACATATTAGTGAAAAAATGCCACAAATAACCGTTTGTATTATTGATGACAACACGTTTGTTATGGCAAAAGAGCTAGATAGACGAAGGGATGAAAAATCTTATGAGAAATTTGGAGATATTGCACATGATTTTTTAGAATTAGCAGAAACAGCAAATTCTTTAAGAGAAAACCTAAATGTTTATGTGCTTCATCACGTCGTCGAAGCGGGAGACAATATTATTTCCGCAAAAACTATTAAAGCTAGTTCGTATGGAAAAATGATTGATGAAAAGCTTCACGGTATTGAATCACAGTTTGAAATTGTCTTTTTAGCACAAAAATTAGTAGATGCTGATAATAACATAAACTATAAATTCAAAACACGTGATGCAAACAGCACATGTGGTGTTCCAATGGGAATGTATGATGAAGAATATATTGATAATGATTTACAAGCAATAGATACAAGAATAAGATGTTATTATTCTGGAGACTGTAAAGAAAAAATAGAACCTGAAATAATGCCTAAAAAAAATAAATAAAACCGTTTATTTTAAATATTCAAATTAGTAAAATTAAAACCAATAAATATGAGCAATAGCAATGTGGCTGAAGTATCAGCATTTAATTTTGGAGCCGTGGAGGTTCCTGTATCTACAGACTTTGTAAAACTTGGATTTTACATGATGAATGTAGAAAACTGTAAATATGTAAAACCAGAAGGTGTTAATCAAACAGGTGGAACTAAAACACCTTATTTAGAAATTCTTTTTAAGGGTAAGTTGGGTCAAACACAGCATAAGTTTTATGTTGGCCCAAAATCTGGATTAATGAAACAATTACAGTATCTTCACTTCCATATAGTAGGTAAGGAATGTACTAAGAATTTTAAAAATGAAGATGAAGTAGGTAAGTATTACGAAACAGTCTTTAATGACGCCAGAATTACTTCTAAATCACATTATATGATTATAGGCGGTAAAGAAGATGATAAAGGAAATGTTTGGGCTAGTTTACCTTATTGTCGGTTTATTATTCCTGCTGATATGGCTAAAACTAATGGATTTGAAGAAGGTCCGTTTGAAGAAGGCTCGGCAAACTATCGTCAATATCTAGAAAAACAAAAAACCAATATTTCTCATACAACAAATGATATAATGTTGGCTCCAAATTCTAATAGTAGACAAGTATCTGATATTTCAGATGATATGCCCTTCTAAAATGGTAAAAATATAAAATAAATTTGTTATCTTTTTAAATATTTCGCAATTTATTAAAACCAATAATATGAGTACAACAAAGAAAACAGGTAATCCTGTTCCTAGTACAAAACCAAATCCAGCTACAAAAAATACACCTGGAAAAGTAAATACACCTCAACCAGCACCAAAAAAGAAAATGGGTGGTAAGTGTTAAAATTTAGAATTGTTAATTAAAAGAGATAAGTATTAATTTACTTATCTCTTTTTTATTTAAAATAAATCTATGGAAAATAATTGGAAAAATGTGTTAAGAATACAACCAGAAAAAGATGTAGATGTATTGTTATCTGATACATTTGGTGGTGATATACAAATTGGTAGTTATACTATAAATGAAGAAGAAGGCGAGTGCTGGACTTTATCTGATGGGAGTATTATGGATTTATGTTATTTAGAATA